TATAAGAAGTAAGAGTGCTTTAGGAGGCTCTTAATTATTAACTGTCTAACAAGGAGGTTACTATGACTGATCTAATAAACTTAAATAATTTCCTAAACAACGCAATTGGTTTCGAGAATTTCTTCCATAGATTTCATCGTCTACCAACTATAAACGCAGGCTTTCCACATTATAATATAAAGAAAGCAGGCGAAGATAAATACATCTTAGAAATGGCAGTGGCTGGTTACAAAAAATCAGACATCGATGTTCAGGTTCAAGATGGAGTACTATCTATTGAAGGAATATCTTCTGAAGACAAAGAAGATTTCGTTCATAAAGGCATAGCTAAACGTGCATTTAAAAAACAACTTCAGTTGTCAGAATACGTTGAATGTACTGGTGCTAAGCTTGAAGATGGAATGTTGAAAGTGGATTTGAAATACGATCCGCCAGAAAACAAAAAGCCTAAGAAAATTTCTGTAAAATAGTAGATTTTAAAAATTACAACGCTTCGCGTGTATATCCTACATTTTCTGAGATTAAATCCAGTCTTTTAATTCTTCGCCCATAATTTCTGTGGCGATGTTAACTTTCTTGCGGAGAGCTTTGACGATTCTTTCATCAATGGTATCCTCCGCAAGAATATCTATATAAGTCATTGGTTTCTCTTGACCTATTCTATCTATTCTAGCTTCAGACTGTTTTCTTTTTTCTAAGTCATAACCATTAGAATAATAAATCATATTACTGGCTGCAGTTAATGTAATACCATATCCTCCTGTAGCAGGAGTTCCAACGAAAAATCTTATCTTATCATCTTCTTGAAATTTCTTTATGTTCTCTTGCCTTTCACTTTGAGGAGTTAAGCCATAATAATCAACACAACACCCTTCCCCAAATTCTTCTGTAATAGCTTTAATTATTTGAGCTACATCATATTGATAATGCGCCCAAATAACTACCTTTCCTTCTACTTCCTCTAATACATCAATTAATTCATCAATACGATTATTACTAATGTTTTGAGTAGTGCCATCATCTGCTTTAAAATGGCCACAAGTTATTTGATGTAATCTCATCAATTGAGTTAAGGCAGTAACTGTAGTAATCATTTTACCATTCATTTCAGCTAAAGCCATTTGTTTCATCTGCTGATAAACTTTCTTTTGATCTGCAGTTAAATGCACAATTCTCTTCATAAATGTTTTCTTAGGTAAATCTAAACAATCATCTTTAAGTACCCTATAAGAAAAAGGTTTTAATATTTCAGATAATTCTCCTAAATTTTTATAACCAACAATCTGTTGAAATGTTCTACCACCTACACTCATATTTCTCATAATGGCGTATTTTGCTCTAAAATTATACCAAGAAGAATGTCCTAATAACCAAGAATCTAAAAATTCACATTGTGTATATAAATCAATTGGAGATTTAGTTACTGGAGAACCAGTTAATATTCTTCTATATTTAGCAAGCTTTCCAAGTTTTAATACAGACTTTGTTCTTTTAGCTTCTTTATTTTTAATAGTAGTAGATTCATCAATTGCCATTAAAGCTGAATGACAATTTAAAAATCTAGAAGCAAAGTCCACACCTTTCTTAGTAGACAATGCCTCTACATTCATAATTAAAATATGAAGATCTATTTCATTTTTAAAAAGAATATTTAATTTATCTTGTTGCTTTTTACCAATATTTGATTGCCACAAAACTGCCTTCTTTTGAACATGATCTACTAAATGAGTAGGTATTTCAGAATCATACCAGTTTTTATAAACACCTTTTGGTGCTATAATTAAAGCACCATTAATTTTACCCCTATCATAAAGCATAGAAATATTATCTATGAGTACTTTAGATTTACCGGTACCCATTTCCATGAAATAAGCAAATACTTCTTTATTCCATGACATTTCTAACGCCTTTAATTGATGCGCGTAAGGTTTCGTTTTAAATTTATAATTCATAATATTTTTCTTTTTTCTTTCTTGACATCATATATAATAATGTTTATATCTTTTGTCAAGAAAGTATTTATGGAAAAAGAAAGCACAGTTTACGTATTACAAGAATTACCAGGGACTAAAATTGGGCGTCCTAAATATAATATTATAGGTGCTCAAAAATTTGGTAAGTTAAAAGTTCTTCTTAGAGAAGATACTCAAATTATTATGAGTCCTGGTCCTATAATATTTGAACTAAGAAGACTTTTGAAAGATTACAACTCTAACGATTATTTATTATTATCAGGGGATCCTTCTGTTATAGGACTTGCATGTGCAATTGTGTCTGATATAAATAATGGAAGATTTAATCTTTTAAAATGGGATAGACAAGAGCAGATGTATTATCCATTAGAAATAAATCTTTACGAGAAAGGAAAAATAGATGAATAAAATAAATTTTGAAGACGATAGAATTGATTCAGTTACACAGATTGACCAAACTAAGAATTTATCTGATAAAGTAATTGAGTTAAGAAATTTAGAAGATCAGGTTGCAGCTTCTGAAGATCATACTAGAGGCTTAAAAGAAAAAGCAAGAGAATTGTCTCAGGTAGTTATACCTAAGATGATGCAAGAAATGAATATAACAAAATTAAAATTAAAAGATGGTGCTCAAATAGAGGTCACCAATTTTTATAGTGCCAAGATAAGTCCTGAGAAACAGGACGAGGCATTTAACTGGCTTCGAAGTAACGGCTTAGGGGATATTATTAAAAATGATATCACTGTTACCTTTAGTCGTGGCGAAGATAACAAGGCACAGCAATATGCTGTCCTTGCAAAAGGTCAAGGATATGAACCCGTCCAGAAGATTGGGGTTCATCCTCAGACACTTAAAGCAGTGGTTCGTGAGCGTGTTGAGTCTGGACAAGACATGCCCACGGATCTTTTTAACACGTTTGTAGGTAACCAAACGAAAATAAATAGGAGAAAATAGATGCTAGAAAATAGTAACGAGAAACAAGTATCAGTTAAACAAGAAGCGGGTCTGCCTTCAGACGCGTTGTTTGAAGCAGATGCTAAATTAGGTTTTGAGAATATAGACCAAGAAAGTTTGGCCTTACCTATCTTAAAACTTTTACAAAACGGATCAGGAGAGGCACAGAAGCGTAATGCAAATTACGTTGAAGGTGCAGAACCTGGTATGTTTTTTAATACAGTGACAAGAAAACTGTATGATGGGGATAAAGGGATACAAGTTATTCCTTGTCACTATAGATTAGAGTATCAAGAATGGGCAGATTTTGGAACTGGTTCTGGAAGACCAGAAAACATATATCCTGCATCAAGTGATATTCTTTCTAAAACTACGAAAGATGCTATGGGAAAGGATAGATTACCTAATGGTAATTATATCCAAAAGACTTCTCAACACTTTGTTATCATAACAGATGGCAATTCTGCTGAGACGGCTTTAATCTCAATGTATTCATCACAAGCAAAAGTTTCTAGAAAATGGAACTCAATGATGATGAGTATAACTAAAAATGGTAAAGACGGTCCTTACACACCGCCTCCATTTAGCCACTATTATAAGATATCTTCTGTCGAGAATACCGGCAAAGGAAATCAGTGGTATGGCTATAACATTGTAAAAGTTGGTGAAGTTACAGATGCCAATGTTTACAAGAGAGCTAAAACTTTCTATGAAAGTTGTCGTAGAGGGGATTCATCGGTTAACGGTAGCGGAAAATAAATTCCTTTCCGGATGGAAGATGGGCGAGGAAAGCGAGAGTGGAACTCGCCCATTCTAAATATTATGATGAATCGATTTAAAGAAATATTTGAAGGATTAAACTGTGCATATGGCCAGTATATACCTAGTAACACTTACTCTGAAAATGGTAAGCAAAAAGGAAAACCTTTCACTGTTAGAAAAACAGTAACAGACATACTTTGGCAAAATCATTTAGATGGTAAAGAACCTGCATTAGGTATTATTCCAATTAATGAACAAAGTCTATGTAAATGGGGATGTATTGACATTGATCAATATAATTTTGATCACAAAAAATTTATTAAAAAAATAAAACAAAAGAATCTACCTCTAATAGTGTGCCGATCTAAGTCTGGTGGTGCACACGTATTCTTATTTGCAAGTGAACATGTACAAGCTGCATTGATGAGATCTAAATTAAAAAGAATGGCAGCATTACTAGGGTATTCTGAGTGTGAAATATTTCCTAAACAAGAATTTATACTGATTGAAAGAGGGGATACAGGTAGTTTTTTAAATCTTCCCTATCATGCAGGAGATAAAACTACTCGTTATGCATTTAAAGAAGATGGCGAATCAGCAACGCTAGAAGAATTTATACAAATGTATGATAAATATAAGATACCAAAAGAAAAATTTGAGTCTTTAAAAATAGAAAGTAATAAAGAACAGAATATAAAAGACGGACCACCTTGCCTACAAACACTTTGTAAAGAAGGCTTTCCAGAAGGAACAAGAAACAACGGACTATATAATATTGGAGTTTATTTAAAGAAAGCAAATCCAGACACATGGCAAACAGATTTAGCAACATATAATACAAGATTTATGAAACCACCTTTAAGTCCTCAACAAGTAATGACTACAATTAAATCTCTTAACAATAAAGACTATCAATATAAATGCAAAGACCAACCTATATGTAACTTCTGTGATTCAGTAACATGTCAAACTAGGAAATTTGGAGTAGGTAATGGAGTTATGATGCCAGAAATTTCTAATTTAAGAATATTTACATCAGATCCACCAATATGGTTTGTAAATGTCGGAGGTCAAACTGTAGAAGTAGATACAAAAACATTGAGAAATTTTGATTTATTTGATGAATCTTGTATGGATCAAATTAGAGAAAAATTACCACCAATACCAAAACCAGTGTGGAGTAGAAAAGTATCTGAACTATTTAAAAGTGTAGAAGAGATAGAAGCTCCTGAAAGTTTAACATTTAAAAAACAATTAGAAGAGTATCTAGAGAATTTTACAACGGATCGAGCAGCAGGGAAACAAAAGAGTGATATTAATAGAGGTGTATCTTGGACGGATGAAGGAAAAACTTATTTTAAATTTAAAGATTTTTGGAATTATTTACAAAGAACTCGTTCTTGGAATATGGAGAGAAATAAAACTTCTCATAAAATACAAGAACTATTTAATGCAAAAGAAACTGTTTTAAAAATTTCTGGTAAATCAGTTAAAGTCATGGTTATGGACGCATTAGATGTAAGTAAAACAACAGATAAACCACCAGAAATAGAAAGACCATCGTTTGCAAAATGACTAAGAGAATAATAATTCCAGGTCCACCAGGAACTGGTAAAACATATAGATTAATTAATACTTATTTAAAGAAAGAAGTAAATGAACATAAAACACCTGTTAAGAAGATAGGCTTTTTTACATTTAGTAGAACTGCATCAGAAGTTGCTAAACAAAGAGCAATAAAATTTTTAACTAATATAGATTGGGACGAAGATTTAAAATATTTTTCAACTTTACATGCACTAGGTGCAAGAGAATGTGACATAGACACTAATACTCAATTACTTAAAGGAAAGAAATGGGACATGTTTAAATCTTATGTAGGTGGATTTGCTGAAAGATTAAACTTTGATACCTTTACAACTGAAGATGGGGGCATTGTTTATGGTAATGAATATATGAAAATAATAAATTTAGCTAGATCGAGAAAGATAAGTTTAGAAAATCAATATAATCTTCAAGAACATTTACAAGATATTGGTTTTAATGATCTAGATTATTTAAATAGATGTTTAATTAAATATAAAAAAGATAATCAAATGTATGAATTTATAGATATGATATCTTTATTTGTAGAAAAAGAAAAATGTCCTCCTCTAGATGCTGTATTTTTAGATGAAGCACAAGACTTAAACAATCTTCAATGGGATATGTTTCATTACATAGAATCAAAAGCAAAACGTTCTTATATTGCAGGAGATGATGATCAGTCCATTATGGGTTTTCAAGGTTCTAATTCTGCTCATTTTGTTAAATTACATAAAGACAAAGATACAGAAATAGACAGATCACTAGTTAAATCAAGAAGAGTTCCAAGAGCTGTTCTTAAAATTGCTAAAAGTATATTAGAAAAAATACCATCAGGGGAAAGAGTTCCAAAGGAATGGTTACCAACTGACTTTGAAGGAACTGTATCTTTTGTTTCAAATTATGAAAGCATTGATTTTAGCAAAGGCCGTTGGTTAATACAGACAAGAACTAATAAAATGTTGGAACCTATTAAAGACTTTTTTGAAGATAAAGGTTTTTATTATTCTAGTAAAAAGGGAAATAGTTTAGTCAGTAAAGAATTATTTATTGCAATTGATTCTTGGAATAAATTAAATGAGGGATTATTAGTTCCTGCTAAATCTGCAAGAAAAATGTATTCTTATATGAGTGTTACTGGAGGTAAGATACAAAGAGGATTTGGCACTGGTAAATCTTTTAAAGAGATTAGTGAAGAAGTTATATGTCTCGATGATCTAAAAAAAGACCACGGGCTACTAGCGACAGGAAGCTGGCAACAAGCATTTGATAAGTTAGATGAAAGAAGAAAACAATACATTCTAACTTTACAAGAAAATAAAGAAGATATCTCTCCGACATCTAAACCAAGAATTAGATTATCAACTATTCATGGAGCTAAAGGAGATGAAGATGAAAACATTGTTCACTTCTTAGATTTAGATATTTTAAGTTATAATGAATTTCAAAGAAATCCTAATCCAGAACATAGACTTCAATTTGTAGGGGTAACTAGAACTATATCTAATTTATATTTAGTTAATCCAACAGGACAATACGGATATCAAATATGAGCGACGATATATATAAAAGACAGGTAGGTGGGAATCACTATAGAAGTATGGTCATTCAGCCCTCAGAATTTATTAACAGAAATAATATTCCGTTTGCAGAAGGAAATGCTATCAAATATTTATGTCGCCACAAACAGAAAAATCAAAAACAAGATTTGGAGAAAGCAATTCATTATTGTCAAATGGCAATAGATCGTGATTACCCAGAAGAAAAAGAAGAAAAAAAATCTAACTCATGGGGGATAAATAAATGATTTTTGAAGCACAAACGGAATGGATAGCACCAGATAACTTTCCAGATTTAAGAGGATATAAGATAATATCTATAGACTTAGAAACAAAAGATCCAGATTTAAAAACAAAAGGATCAGGCGCTGTTATTGGTAATGGAGAAGTAGTAGGAATTGCAGTGGCTGTAGATGGATGGTGTAAATATTATCCAATAGCTCATGAAGGAGGAGGAAATTTAGATAAAAAGAAAGTATTGGAATGGTTAAAAGATGTATGTGCAACATCTAGTATAAAAGTATTTCATAATGCTATGTATGATGTCTGTTGGCTTCGTTCTTATGGAATAAAAATTAATGGATTTATTATGGATACTATGGTTATGGCTTCATTAATAGATGAAAATAGACTTAGATATGACTTAAACTCTGTTTCTTTTGAATATACAGGAGAAAGAAAAAGTGAAGCAGCTTTATATGAAGCAGCAAAAGACTGGGGAATAGATCCTAAAGCAGAACTATATAAACTACCAGCAATGCATGTTGGAAAATATGCTGAAAAAGATGCTGAACTTACTTTAGAATTATTTAAAAGACTGTCTACTGAAATAAAAAGAGAAAAACTAGAAGAGATATTTAATCTCGAGACACAATTATTTCCTTGCCTCGTTGATATGCGATTTTTAGGAGTTCGTGTAGACGTTGAAGGCGCTCATAAATTAAAGCAACGATTAATTGAACAAGAAAAAGAATGCCTACAAATAGTAAAAAAAGAAACACAAGTAGATGTTCAAATATGGGCAGCACGCAGTATCGAGAAAGTTTTTCAAAAACTTCACCTACCTTACAAGCGCACCGAAAAAACAAATTCTCCTTCATTTACAAAAAATTTCCTTTCTGAGCATTCTCATCCTTTGGTAAAAAAGATAGCTAAAGCTAGAGAAATTAATAAAGCTCATACTACTTTCATTGATACCATAATTAGATATGAACATAAAGGTAGAATTCATGCTGATATTAATCAAATAAGGTCAGATCAAGGAGGAACAGTAACAGGAAGATTTAGTTATTCAAATCCAAACCTTCAGCAGATTCCTGCGAGGAATAAAGATTTAGGACCATTAATAAGATCATTATTTATTCCAGAAGAAGGACACAAGTGGGGATGTTTTGACTACTCACAGCAAGAGCCACGTTTAGTTGTACACTTTGCTGCAACTACTGCAGGTATAAAAGATGATCCATCTGTAAGAGAAATTATAGATAACTATTCTAATAATGATATAGACTTTCATAAAGCTGTTGCAGAAATGGCAGGCATAGATCGTACTCAAGCCAAAACAATTAATCTTGGTTTATTCTATGGAATGGGTAAAGCCAAGTTACAAGCAGAACTAGGTTTGAACACGAAGCAAGAAGCTGAGGAATTATTTAATCAGTATCATGATAGGGTTCCTTTTGTAAGAAATCTAATGAATGAAGTTTCTAAATGGGCATCAAGAGATGGTGAGATAAGAACTCTACTTGGAAGAGGATGTAGATTTAATAAATGGGAACCAGCTCAATTTGGTATGCATACTCCTATGACCTGGGAAGAAGCAGTGAAAAAATATGGTGAAAATAGAATTAGAAGAGCGTTTACTTACAAAGCATTAAATAAATTAATCCAAGGATCCGCTGCGGACATGACCAAGAAGTCCATGCTAGACTTATATAAAGAAGGAATTGTCGCACACATACAAATACATGATGAACTAGACTTGTCTGTTGAATCAGAAGATAAAGCTAAAAAAGTTGTTGAGATAATGGAGAATGCTGTTAAATTAGAAGTCCCTAATAAAGTAGATTATGAATCTGGAAAAAATTGGGGAGATATTTACGATTAACCAGGAGGAAAAAATGGAAATAGTAAACAAAATAATTGCAAAGGTTAAATCCGATAGAAAAGTACAAATCGGTGTAGCCGTTGCTGTCGTTATCATTATAGCTTTAATTAGTTAATATATGATACATGGCCTATTTAAATGCAAACATTCCTGTGACTTATGCACAGATCAGGAGAGAATATCTCTACGATCTTAAAGCACATCATGGAGAAGCTGAAGACTGCATTATATTTGGCCTTACATCAATTACGGGACGTCCTATCCTCTTTCATGCTATTATGGAGAACGGTGCTGTGTTCTATCGTCTCCCTATTTCGGCTTTTATTCAAAGAGGATTTGATGTCAAAGAAGTACCTAGACGCAGACTTGATGAGCTGGAGTTGTGGAATTGCTTTAGTTACTATCCTGCTGTTACTTCTTATGATATCCTAGATGGACAATCTGGGAAATACTTCGGAAAAGATAAGAAACTCCATCCTGGAGAATATCTTTTTACTGTTGATTTTGCCCACCCAGAGAGTAATATAGTAGATACTGATCATTCAGAAATTTCGCACGAACATAAGTGCGCTCATATATTGGCGTTAG